ACGTCTATGGAGTAGACACCTATGGCACGATGAAGTTTACCGTTGATTCGATAGTCGTTAATACTCCGATATTTTGGGATACTCGCTTTTATATGCCCGGTAATAACCGCCCGCTTTCGTTTACCGTTCCTATGTTTGCTACCACCGGTGAGGGTATAACCGCCGCAGTATGGATAGTTGACCCCGCAAACGACCCATTATGGTTTACTGCGTTTCCGGCGACTACCTATCTTGCGGGAGTTAGCGCGGGAACTGCTCAGGGCAACGCGCTCGCGGTTTCAAATATGCCGACTCCGAATAGCGCGTGGAATACTGTAAACGTCACCGTTCCGGCGCAATCGGCGGGGCGCGAATTGATTTGTAGAGTTATTTTTATGGGAACCACGGTATCAAAAATCGGCTATGCTTACCTTCTGAATATGCAAAAAATGTTAATGATGACTAAACAGAGGTTTGCTTAGTGTTTGCAACGCGATATAAATGGGAATCCACCCCGCAGGCGGTAGGATTTACGCAAACTATAGTTCCCGACATTAGCGCCGCGACCATCCAACCGATCAGACCCTGGGTCGGTCTCGGCGTCACCCAACAAGTCACCCCCGACGTCACCGCTGCAGCCGTTAAACCATACATAGTCACACGCATATTTAGAGTGCTCAATCTATACGGCAGCCTCATCAAAGAATGGGCTCTTAAAGGGTTTAGATCACAAGACCCACAGCTCAAAGGTGAACAATAATGGTAGCATACAATGACACACGATCAATGGCACAGGGTGAGACGATCACCCTCAATTTTGAACTTATAGCTCCTGACGGGAGATCCCCCATTGACCTCACGAGCCTGACGCTCTGGTGGGGGCTTGACCTTAACGGCACTCTCTTACGTTACAAGACATCTCCAGACGACATAATCATAAACGCAGACCCTACAACGGGTAAATGCACAGTACCACTTATACTAACTGACACGGAAGACCTCACCCCTGACAAGTACCACTATGAGCTGTGGCAACAGGACTATTTAAACGAAGAAAACAAGCTTGCTGAGGGCTGGATCAACATAAAAGCGACAAGCATACGGGAGACACTTCCTTTACCCCCTGACTCTTTAAAGCGGTGAATAATATGGGTGGTGGACCAGGCTATTCAATCGAAAGTAATATCATCCAAGCCGCCCAACCACGTATATTGTATACGCCGGTTGGAACATGGACGGACAAAGATTCGAGCGAGACATAGTAAAGTGCTTCAACACTCACTTTGAAAACGCCAACATAAACGCTATTGCCTACCGCTTCGAGAGATCTTCTCACTACACCGTCCAACCGGCCGATGTGCTAGTGGATTCGGCCGAACCACAATTTTACCTCGCCATTGAGTGCAAGTCCTTTGACCCGAAAGGACCCAATGGTAAGCTCTACTTTTCCAGCGCGTTTAGCGACGCTACGGGTATACCTCAGCTTGAGCGTATGCGGACTTTTTTGACTAAATCAGGCCGTGAAGGCCACGTTGCAGTCGAAGCCAAGATAGGCGCACGCCTAACAGCCCATATCTTGCCTTTTTATACAGTTTATGCACTTTCTAAGCGGTCTCCAGGGTTATCTCTAAAGACAATACATGACGATGGACACCCCTTGATCCGCGAAAAAGGCAGTTACTCGTTCTAAAGTTCTAAATTATCGAAACTGCTATCATCCTAGCACATCATACATCCCTGCGAGTGTATACCTTATACTTGAACTAGCTAGTGGTTCTATGACAGACAACGATACATTAGACTATACTTTTGAGTTCCGTTCGCTCGACGAGAAAGGCCATTTTACTGGCATGGCGTCGGCGTATGGGATAAAAGACTCTTATGACAGCATCTTTGACCAAGGATCCCTAGAACCAGAGCAACTCCCACTCCCTCTCACTTACCAACACGACTGGAACCAGATGTTAGGTGGTGTTTCGGTCTTTGAGAACCGTTCTGATGGCCCCTACATCGAAGGCGATTTTGACCTTTCAGTTGCCAGGGCTAGGGAGATCTATTCATTGGCAAAGAAGGGCATCATAAAAGGCCTTTCTCACCGATTCAACGACTCAGTTAATGAGTACAGGGATGGGGTGCGTCACATCACCCACGCAAAGGTCTCAGAGATCACACTCACACCAATTCCATCAAACAAGCAAGCAGGGATCACAAGCCTACGCTCAAAGGAGCAAGTCATGGAAGACGAAGAAACGTATGACGATTATAATTACACTGGCGACGTCGTCGAAGAAACCCGCGACAGTGGATTAGACACGAGCAGCGGTTGGGACGCAGGCGCAGCGCGAGCAGCGTGGCGAAAAGCAGCCACTGGAGCCGATGGTAAGGTAGATCTCAGTATTTATGGCCGTGGATTCCTTGTTAAAGGCTCTATGATGAGTGATTTTAAATTCCCGATAGGTATGCCTACAGACGGCGGCCAGCTTAAGGTTGTATGCTCTGCAGTCCACGCAGCCGAGACTCGCCTCGAAGGCAGCAATGTTTCAGATAAAGCAGCTTTAGCAGCCAGGATTGAGACGCTCGCCAAAAAGTGCGGCTTCCGTGACAAGAAGGACAGCGACGACAAAGGTGCTGATGACACGGATAAAGAACGTGCAGCCTCCACAGACACGACAACAACTGAGCAAACAGTCCAGGATGAAGACGAACTTGAATTTGAAAACGCAGACCAGATACTCCAGGAGCTCGACGAACGCCTTGGGGAGCTAAACACAATCAAAGATTCGCTAACCAGGATCTAAGAACATGAAAGCAGCAGAATTTTACAAACAACACGAAACGCGCATGAAGGCCATTGACGTGACCCTCGGCCAGTTCAAAGAATATGAAACAAGATTCAATGAAATGGAAGAGGCACTCAAGACTATTCAGACGCAGAATAACAGACCCCCTATCCCGTCTCAGACAACCGAGACTCGCAAAGGGGCCTGGCATGACTCAGAGCTACGCAGCTTCTCTAAGACCGGCGAGATCAATCTCGATAACGTCAAAGACGCTGAGACTCGAGCCCTCTACCAAGCTGATGACACTACAGGTGGTTACTTCGCTCAGACTGAGTGGGTAAACGAACTTCTAAGGAACATCGTTCTTTATTCAGAGATAGCAGGAGCCGTTGGAAGTCGCAACACTGCAGCCACGACAATCGAGATCCCTGTCTACGACCACTCGTTCTCCGCACAGTGGACGGGTGCTGAGGTCGCAACCAAGTCTGAGACGACTGGACAGTCCTTCGGGATGAAACAGATCACGACTCACGAGATATATGCCCTTATTGATATGTCGCAGAAGGACCTCGAGGACTCGAGATTCGACCTTGAAGGTTACATGATGAAAGAGTTTGCACTCCAGTTCGCTGTAGCTGAGGCATACGCAATTCTCTTCGGTAACGGCATTGGTCAGCCTAACGGGATCCTCGACGCATCGGCAGGACTCTGGGGTGGAACCACGACCGCAACGCAAGACGTGGTTGACCCCAACGACATGAAGAACCTGTTTTGGTCACTCCTACCGCAGTACTCGCAAATGCCAGGTACTCAGTGGGTCATGCATCAGTTCATGGTGCAGGCGCTCGACGAGTTCCGTGGAGTTAACGAGAAGCAGTACGTCTGGCAGCCAGGCCTAAGTGCAGATCCGTTCAAGCAGTCGCTAATGGGTCACGACATAGTCCTTGCACCAGAGATGAGCTACAACAACTCCAGTGGCCGAAGCAAGCCAGGCGCAATATTCGGCGCTCTTGATCGAGGCTACCTCAAAGTGAACCGCATTGACACTCAGATCCTACGGGACCCATACACCCAGGCTACCAAGGGCCTAATCCGCTTCGTTGCTCGCCGAAGAGTCGGCGGCAAGGTTATACTCCCAGAAGCGATCAAGGTTCTGACTCTCCACGCTTAAAACAGGAGAACAAACAAAATGACAGTATTTGACCGCGCACACGATATGGTGATTGTGCAGACGCTCCAGCCAGGGGTCTACAAGGCGGCCACAAACGGCCAGGCTTACGTTGACACCCAGGGCTACAAGGCAGCGACGATCTTCATAATCTCCGGCACGATAACGGATGGAACGAACTACCCGTTTATCATTAATGACAGCTCGGACCACACGAACTTTAACCCAGTAACCACGTCGCCCCCGCTGATTAACACGAACATCACAATGGATGGCTCAACGAGCATGAACGCGCCAGGAACCGTCGCCACGATCACGACCGTCTCGCAGACGTTTGTGCAATCGACGGACGGTAACTCCCAGCGCCGGTTCGGCTACGTTGGCCCCAACCGTTACCTCCGTGTCGATGTTGGCACCGTGACCGGAACCCCCGGGACAGGTGGGGTTTTTGCCGCGTTTGTAGTGCTCTCTGAACCTGACGTGAAGCCTGCAGTGCAGAGCTAGACAATGCCTAACGGCTGTCGCGTCCGGATACTATGCGACACCGAACGCCACCAGGCAGGGGAGGAGTTCAACCTCCCCACAGCTCTGGCGCGTAAGCTCGTAGAGCGCGGCACAGCGGAGTTCGTCAATGAGGTTAACAACAGTCTCACAGCCGACTAGCGAACCTGTCGTCAATCAGGACGTCAAGGATAACATCCTTGTCCGGACCGATGACGATGACGACTTCATCGACCGCACGATCACCATAGCTCGGCAGATGATCGAGGACTACGCCAAGATCTCGATGATGCCCCAGACCAAGCAGGTCGTTATTCGCCGCTACGAACTCGAACATCACCCGCACCCTGAGCTTTACTTCTTTATTTACCCAGTCCCAGGCCAGTACCGCACCTATCTCCCACGTCCACCCATAGTGGAGATCACTGAGGTAGACCAGACCTCCATCAGCGAGGACGGCACGACCGAGGTAACTGACACACTGGACCCCACAATGTACTATCTTGAGGGCGAAGAGATCGTGCTCAACATTGAGAACATAGACCCAACAGTACGATACTTCACCACAACCTACACCACAGGCTACGATTCGGCAGACGACGTTCCCATGCAGCTCAAGCAGGCCATAATCATCGCAGCCTCAGATCACTACGACAACCGCACATCCTTTGCCCTCTCACCCACCGTCAAGCAGCTTTGCGCTCCATTCCGCAGACAGCGCCTCATGAGCAACGTATCACACGGTAGCTCAGACAACCTCTCAGGGTACAACAGTTATAACTACTAAGACACATGGCCAAAGCTCAACCAGCACCAGGAGTTCCAGTAGCCCCCACACAACGACGCTTAGGCCTCTCATTCAACCCAGGACTCATGCGCTCAGACATCACGTTCTTTGCTGACATGAGTGACCAAACAGCCCAGACTGCCACAGGTTCACTCAACACCCTAGCGATGTGGCAACCAATCACCACCACACGAGCCTATGCCGCCATCGTAAAAGGCACAGAGTTCTTTCAACTCCTCCAGGCAGGACACCGTGTTGATACTCGGTTCAATCTGCGCTGGCTGGAGTTCACACTCCCCGACGGCAAAACAACCACCCCCACCACAGCCATGCGCATCACATGGAACAATAATGTGTACCTCATTAAGTCCGTTGATGACCCTGATGACCTCCACATTGAACTACAGATCGACGGTGAGATGGTTGGCAAGGAGACTGACATACTATGACCGACCCAGTCAGCGGATTTACATTTACCCTGGTTAGCAGGATCAACTACATCGCCAGGATGGCCGAGATCATAGCTGGCCTTGAAATTTTTGAAGAGGCTGCAACCGGCGCGACCGCAGACGAGCTAGTCACCCTCATTCAAAAGTACATGCCAGAGTGGACCGGCGAGCTAAAAGCGTCAGTCACAAAGCAACAGCTCTCCGTAGAACCCCCTGTCTGGGCCGTAGGTCCTACAGCCGAGTACGCACCGTACGTTGAGTATGGCACAGGCCCACACATTCCCAACGTGGATAACCTAACCGCGTGGGCGGACGATCATGGCTGGGACGCATCCGAGATAATCTCACACATTGCCGCAAACGGAACAGCAGCGCACCCATTCATGCAGCCTGCGATTGAAGAGGCGAAAGGCATGGGTGCTGATATGTTCTTTGACACGGTAAGCTTCGGACTCGTATCAGGCGCAGGAGCGATCTAATGGTTCTTAAACCCTACATAACCAAGCGCACCGCAGAAGCCCCCCTCCGCAGAGCCTTGTTTGCACGATTGCAGCCAGCTCTAGCCCCTATACCAATCTACAACGGCAACGCCAATCCAGACCAACCATACCCCTATGCGATTATAGGAGAGCCCACGGACGGTCCCGATATCGGCACCAAGACTTCTGAGGCTGACAACCGCGTTATTATGTTTCATTGTTACACGGAAGAGGACGGCTATGACCAAGTATCGGCCATGAAGGACGCGATGCTCGCAGCGTTCAAAGAGCCCCTCGTGCTGGATGACCCAACGTGGAACCTTTACTCAATCGAATTACTAGGTGGTGGCCGTACACTCAGGATAGATCCACCCACTGGACCCCGCTACGCGCATGCGGCCTTCTCTATGCGCTTCAAAGTTGAAAGCAAGTTAACCTAGCGACAGCCCCCCAAAACAAGAGACAAGAACATGACCACAGGACAAATTTTAGGTACAAGTATCCTGCTACAGGTGGACACAAACCCATCTGGATCAGCGAACTATGTCAACGTCGGCCTGCAGAAGAGCGCCACGCTCAGTATGAACACGACGACCGAGGACGTGAGCAACAAGGACTCCCTGCTCTGGAAGGAATACCTGCCAGGCTACAAGGACTGGTCTATTGACTGCGATGCCCTCCTGACAGAGACAGACACCGGCATGACCCAACTTGAGAACCAGTGGCTTGCTGGATCAAAAGTTCGGGCTATAATCAAGACCCCCGCGAACCCTGCACACTGGAGTGGCACGACCATTATCAAGTCACTCAAGTACACAGCCGGAGACGGTACGGTGTACACCAGCTCAGTGAGCTTGACCGGCAGCGGAGCACTTACGAAGACTTAATCGGAGACGACAACAATGGTAGAAACAACCTTAACAGTATCAACAGCAGCCCAGGCAGGCACGCAATACACACCCTCAACCCCTGCCGCAGGTGGTAACAACTTCGCAAACGACGGAACGTGTATTTTGGTTATCCAGGCAGTCACAAACCCCGTCACGATAACGGTGACAGGACAAGCTCTCGCCTACGATGGCGCAGCCCATAACCAGGCATCAGTCGCAGTCACGGCAGGCAATACGGCTATTATGGGGCCGTTCCAAAGGTCGAACTTCAACGACGCTGCGAACCTGTGCCACTTCACGTCGAGCGAGACGAGCACAACGAAGATAGGCGTAGTCAGCTCTACTCCGAAGGGCTAGTCCCTAACGTTGCAGCTAGGAGCGCACTATGGACACGAAACAACCTAGACTCCCTAAGATTAAAAACGAGGTCGAGATCCCAGTGGGTGACGCTAAGTACACCCTCCGGTTCGACCTTGGCGCCCTGGACGCCCTCGAAACAAAACGTGACGAAAGTGTAGCGGAGATATTCAAAGAATCCCTTGACGACAAGGGACAGGTCAAACTCGATGCGAATGGTAAACCCGTCTCGTTGATACGCACAGGCGTTGTCATTGACCTGCTATGGGCTGGACTCCTTGCTCACCACAACCTTAGCCGCGAAGATGTAGGCCACATATTCGGCTTCACGGATCTGCAAGAGACCTCCAAGTATATCATGCAAGCTCTCTCAGCCGCGAACCAGACGAACTTCCCAAAAGACGAGGCCACTGAGTCTCCGTTAAGAAAAAAGTAACAAACGAGGACCTCAAAACCAACTGGGCGTTTCTTTACGAGGTTGGTTATGGGGCTCTCGGCCTTTCTATTGATGAGTTCTACCACATTTGTCAGGGTGAACTCTTTGACCGATTACAAGGATGGCTATGGCGCCAAGAGCGCGAGCACCAGGAACACGCCTGGATGGTCGCCAATTTACAGGCGGCAGCAGGCGTCAAAGAAGTCTCTATAGAGAGGCTGCTCCATCGACCAATAATCCCACCATTTAGATCCCTCAGTGAAGGGGAACTTGAAGACCCACGCTCAGACGAAGAGAAGCTCGCAGAGATCCACGAAGTCGCAGCGATATTTGGTGAAGAGTATGCCGAGGGTGAACGGAACCTCGCCGCGCTTGTGGGCGCCCCGCAAGTGAAACCCCATGGTGTGAGTGAGGTAGAACTCATGGAGATGGATGACGCTCGTGAGCTCTTTGAAGAGGCAGGGATGCTGAAACGCAAGAAGCCTCGACCTAAAACATCAGAAAAGACAGAGCAGGACTTGAAAGACTTGCACGAAGAGTTTAAGGAACACTTCTAATGGCAGTAATCGGTGGCGACCCACTAGCTGATTTTACGATCCTTGTCACGTCTAATATAGACGGAGCTGTCGCTGGCCTCGCCACCCTCAGTGGATCTCTTGAGGGTCTGCAAGGTACGTTCAGTGCTATGACTGCTGTTGGTGGTGCGCTCACCGTTGGCCTAACCTTACCTATCATGGCCCTCGCAGCAGGGGCTGTTCTCTCTGAGAACACGATGCAGGGGTTTTACCAGACCCTCCAAGCTGGTGCAGTGAGTAGTTCTATTTCTTTTGACCAGTTAAAAGACTCTTTTAATCAACTATACTCACAGTTCCCTCAAGGAGGGACTGTGATTGCCAACACGCTGCTTAACGTCTCCAACATAATGGCGTCCACCTTTGGTGGCAATCAACAAGACATTCAGAACTTCACAGCTCAGATCTTAGCAGCGTCGCAGATCACAGGGCAATCTGCAGACTCAATGTCGAAGTCAGTGTCACAAGCTTTTACCCAGTTTAAGGTTT